TCAGGATAAAACAGATGGACAATTGGTGGAGTCTTATCGTCACTATCGTGCTGGTGATTACAAACGCTTGTTTGCCTTTCTTGCTGATCTCTTGGCTGGAATCGAGCAGTACCGCGGCGTTAAAAAAGCAGTTAAAAAAGCAAGAGTCCGTAAAGCTCCAGCGAAGGAAAAAGTGGTATCACGTCTTAAGTTCGCCCGAGAAGATCGTGGCCTCAAAGTTGTCAGTATCAATCCCACCGACATCATTGGAGCTCAAGAGCTTTGGGTATTCAATACCAAGACTCGTAAACTTGGGCGTTATGTTGCAGAAAATTTGGGCCAACTTGGTATTAAAGGTACTTCAATTACGGGCTTTGATGAAGCTAAAAGTCTAGCCAAGACACTACGCAAACCCGATGAACAACTAAAGGAATTTGCACGAGCAGGCAAGGTAGCACTACGTACTTTCTTAAAAGATATAAAAGCAGTAGAAGTGCGTATGAATGGTAGGATAAACGAAGATACCCTATTACTCAAAGTAGCATAAGCTGAGTCCTGCGATAAATAACATATCGCAGGACTCTTCTATGGCCGTTACTAAAAAAACTGGACTTGACAACAAAAACGCTTTAATCACACAAAGCCTTGGTGGCCCTGGGCCCATAGCCTATGACGAAAACTTGTACCCTAATTTAGATGGTAAACGTAATGAAATCATAGATTACATAAGGTTGCGTCTAGGTGATGGCATGGTAGACGTTGAACTAGATAAAGATCATTATGATCTAGCCATTAAAACAGCTTTGCTAAAATATAGACAGAAGTCAAGTAACAGTGTAGAGGAAAGTTATGCTTTTCTTAATTTGTTACCTGAAACACAGGAATACATACTCCCTGCCGAAATCATGCAAGTACGGCAAATATATCGTAGAGGTATAGGGTCAGTGACTGGCACAACAGCTAGTCAGTTTGAACCTTTTGCATCCGGATATCTTAACACTTATATGTTGGTGGCGGGTCGTGTCGGTGGGCTAGTTAATTATGAGTTGTTTACGCAATATCAAGAAATGGCCATGCGGTTTTTTGGTGGTTTTATAAACTATACATTTAACAATGTGACCAAGAAACTGACCATTGTAAGGAAAATGCCAGCAACAGGTAAGAACGTTTTTCGAGTTAATTCTCTTACTGCCAGTGGTACTGCTATTGGCAGCACAATAACAATCGTAGTTAATAGCGAATTTAATATCGCAGCTGGTGATTCGGTTGTCATTAATAATTGTCCTATTGCCGGATATAATGGGAACTATGCGGCACAAACCGTTAATATTGGAACTAAAACAGTGACATTAACTGCTATTGCCACACTTGCTGCTACCAGCGTTTCCGCTTTTGATTTAAGTAAAACAGAGGTAACTAGTCCCATTACAGATAGTCCGGCCGAATCTGTCATGCTGCATGTTTATAACTATAAACCGGATTCGATGATTCTCAATGACTACATGATTTTTCCTTGGATACAAGAATATAGTTATAGTTTCGCTAAACGTATTCTAGGAGAAGCACGTAGTAAATTTGCAGCCCTGGCAGGACCTAGTGGTGGAACTACGCTAAACGGTACTGCTCTCATTGCAGAAGCCAAGGAAGAAATGGACAAGCTAGAAGAAGATTTAAAACGTTACGTCGATGGTGCCATGCCACTAACATGGGTTATAGGCTAAGATATGAAAATTAATGAAATTATAGCTGAAGGGAAAAAGGGCAAATTACACAAGCATGCCAAAAATGCCATGCATAAGACTCATGCTTACAGTGATGGATATCACACTGATGGTACCATGAACTTTTATCGAGTGGGCATGGCTGCTGCTATGGCAGATGGTGGAGACAAGCCTGTTGATCTAGATGAGCGTACTTGGTATTCTACCAATAATGTTACAGTGCCTTATACTGATTTAGAGCATAAAATGATGCACCAAGCGTTCAAAACTGTCAATACCAATGTAAAAACACCAGTTCGAGATCGTAAGAGCCGCGAGGCTGACGATACTCACAAGACTAGTCCAGTTAGAGCAAAGTCTAAGAACAAATTTGGAGTCTAAGTCGTTGACATTTGCTTGATAGTCTTATAAACTATCTGCATGACACAAATCATTGGTATATCTGGTTTTATTGGCTCTGGCAAAGACACTGTAGCCGATTACCTTGTTAACTATCACGGCTTTCGTAGAGAAAGTTTTGCCAATACTCTTAAAGATGCTGTGGCCTGCGTGTTTGGCTGGGAAAGAATCATGCTTGAAGGGCGTACTGCTGCTAGTCGTGCCTGGCGTGAACAAGTAGACTCTTGGTGGGCTGAACGGCTCAAAATGCCTAATCTTACACCACGTTGGATCTTACAGTACTGGGGCACTGATGTTTGTCGTCACGGATTCCACGATGACATTTGGGTAGCCAGTTTAGAAAATAAACTGCGGCAAAGCACTGATGACATTGTTATTTCAGATGTGCGTTTTCCCAATGAAGTTGCAGCTATACGTGGTGTAGGTGGCACTATGATTTGTGTAGAACGAGGAGAGCCACCTGAGTGGTTGGCCTGTGCCCTACAAACTGTTCACACCGCAGAGGATGATCAATGGATCATCTCTGATCAACAACGTGACATGGCATCACGTTATCCGGATATTCACCCCAGTGAATGGGCTTGGTTGGGTACAAAATTTGATCGAGTTATTGATAATAATGGAAGCGTAGACGACCTCTACAACCAAATTAAAAGTCTGGTTGAAGCTCACTAGGTCGCCATGAAGTTTTAGCAATTTCTATCTGACAATTTAAACAAATAGTTTTCAAGTTGGCCCAATGATTATTAGTGGTATTGCCATCCATATAATATACTTTGGCTTGACTTATTAATTTAAACTTGAAACTACATCTATCGCACTTATCTGGTTTGCGATATCCGGCCTTTACCCAACCGGGAATCTTAGCGGGTAACTTCCTTTTTTGATGAATACATGGCGTACAGGCACTACGATAGTGTGCCACCCCTTTTCTGTAATAATTTATGGCCACTTGATGCTTGCGACATATAGGACATAGTTTTCGTTCCATTTGGTATTTATTAAAGGACCATTAAAGGACCGCTAACCTGGTAAGTTTTTGGCACCTGCAATAAATATTTGAACAGATAATATTATCTTTATCTATAAAAAGGATGAAATCATGGCACTAGTATCACCTGGTATACAAGTCACAGTAACCGATGAGGCACAATATTTACCCACAGCAATTGGGTCAATCCCCTTTGTAGTAATTGCTACTCAGCAAGATAAAACCATTAACGGTGTTACTGCTTCGGGCACAACCAAAGAAAACGCTAATAAAATTTATGGTATTTCTAGCCAGAGAGAACTTACTAGCATTTTTGGTGCACCAGTGTTTCGTCGTAGTTCTGCTGATACTGCTTTGCATGGTGACGAGTTAAACGAATACGGTCTAATGGCAGCCTATAGTGCATTAGGTATAGGCAATCGTGTTTGGGTGGTACGAGCCGACATTGATCTAGATTCCTTAGTGGGAACATCAGTAAGACCAAGAGGTTACGTTACAAACAATACAAATTGGTTAGATATCGCCAACACTGATTGGGGTATTTACGAGTTTAATGACGCTATTGCCAGCGGCGAATCTCCTTTTGTTAAGAAGCCTCCGCTAGTAATCAATAGCTTAGAATTTACAACGAGCACAGCACCTTTTGAACCATTACCAACAGTTGGTGACAAAGGTGATTACGCTGTTGTCACCATACCAAATATGACAGATTCTACCAGCAAGAATGCTGTGTATTACAAAAATTCAAATAATGAATGGGTAGCAGTCGGTAGTGCCACATGGGTAACTTCTATTCCACAAGCAGTGACAACTAGAACAACTGTTAGTGCTCTATTAGCCACAACAGGAAACATTGCCACTGGACATTCATTTAGCATAAACGGAAATCTATTTACTGTAAGCGGTAGTGCAATAACCAGCATGGCCGATCTAAAAGCATTTATTGATCCTATTATTGTATCGTCAACTGTGAGCGGAGTATCAGTCAAGGTTAACAGTTCGGACAGATTAGAGTTTTATGCCAATGCAATGGCAGCTTCTACTGGTGCATTAGCCAATCCAGATGGACAAATCAGATTAGTCGACGGTGTTGGTAGTCCTCTAGAAAAATTAGGTTTACTAGGTACACCACCTTCATTGCCTAACGATACTACTTTTGCTCATGTAGGCAATGTAAGTGCTACTGGTGTTGCTTGGAACTGGAGTATTGCAAACCAAAAATGGCACCAAGGAAATGTTCTGCTTAATAAAGCCACTGTTGTACATTCCCCATATACCGCTGCACCTTCTTGGCGTCGTGAGCAGTATGCATCTAGCACACCAAGACCCAATGGTAGTGTTTGGGTAAAAACAAGTTCTGAAGGTGACGGTTTTGAACTTGTTTACAAGAGATACAATGGTGTTAGCAATACTTGGGCATCACTTGCCGGAAAAGTTTATGCTGATGCATATGCAGCCAATTACAATTTAGATCGCACAGGTGGCGGTCTGAACATTGTTACTGGTAGTATCTTTGTTATGCGTACTCCACTTAACAATGGTGAAGTTGGATTTAAAGTTTATACACAAAAGAAACAAGGCCAAACACGAGTTACTGGTGTAAATTCTGTATGGACTTCGTTGGCAGCAGGACAAACTTTTGTTCTCAAAGCTAGCCAATTAGATGGCACAATTAGTACAAACACTTGTACTATTCCTACTATTGGTATGAGTGCAGGTGACCAAGCCAAGGCTTTTGTCAAGGCAATTCAAGATCAAAATATTCCTAATGTCAGTGCAGTGGTAGAATCTTCCGGTGAAGTATCTATCATACACAGATCGGGTGGTATAATTAGTCTTGCTAATGGCACAGGTACTCCGTTAACTCACGCTGGATTTACCTTGTCAACACCTGGTGTACAGCAGTATGTTGGTGGAGCCAACGGTAGTTTGCATTTGACTAACTGGGGCGTTGATCTTTATATTGTAAGCTCTAGTACGCCAGCAGCTGATCCAGAAGACGGAACTATATGGTATTATAGTGATCCAGCCACAGTTGATATCATGATAAATGATGATTCTGGTTGGAAAGGTTACAGAAATGTTACAGCCGATGTACGTGGTTATAACCTTACACTAACTGACCCACTTGGTGTAATAGTTAGCGGTTCCGAGCCTGTTGTGCAACAAAGCGGTGCATCTTTAGTGAGTGGAGACATTTGGTTAGATACTAGCGATTTAGAGAATTATCCTAAACTACGTCGTTATGATGCACTAACACGTAAGTGGAACCTAATTAATAACGCAGACCGTCTAACACAAAATGGTATTTTGTTTGCCGATGCACGTTGGGATCTAAATGGTACTGTTGATCCTGTAACAGGAGCACTACCTTCTGTAGCCAACTTGTTAACCAGCAACTATATCGATCAGGATGCACCTGATTATAGATTGTATCCACGAGGAACTTTATTGTTTAATACTCGTCGTAGTGGTTATACTACTAAGAGATTTGTTGGCAATCATTTTAATGCTACAAACTTTCCAGATGCCCCTACGGTGCCTGGTGCAAGTTCTACATTACCAAGCAAAAAGTCTACATGGATAAGCAATATTAGTTACAAGGCTAATGGTCATCCTGCCATGGGGCACTATGCACAGCGTAATGAAGTTGCTGCTGCAATGAAGGCTGCTATTGATAGCAATACTGCATTGAGAGAAGAGTCATACAACTTTAATTTATTAGCAGCACCTGGTTATCCAGAATTGATTCCTAACTTGGTAGCATTGAACAAGGATCGCGGCGAAACTGGTTTTATCATAGGTGACCTATCTATGGTATTGCCAAATACTACTACCAACATTATCAATTATGATTCTAATGAAGTTGTTACAGGCACTCCTTACCTAGCTGTTTACTACCCAAGTGCATTAACAAATGATTTAAGCGGTAATGATATTGCTGTGCCGGCTAGCCATATGATGTTGCGTACATTCTTGTACAACGATCAAGTTTCGTATCCATGGTTCGCTCCAGCAGGTACACGTCGTGGTTTGATTGATAATGCTCTAGCGATAGGTTATGTTGATTCCAACAGTGGCGTATTCGTAAGAACTGGAATTAACAATGCACTACGTGACACTTTGTATGAGCGTAGAATTAATCCGATCACTTTGCTTAATGGTGTTGGTATTGTTGCTTACGGTCAGAAAACTCGTAATAGTGCAATCAGTAATGCAGGAAGTAGCTTAGATAGAGTTAATGTAGCTAGATTGGTTAACTATATTAGAACTATTTTAGGTGGAGTAGCTAATCAGTTCATATTCGAACCAAATGACAAGATCACTCGTGATCAAATCAAGACTGCGATTGAATCATTACTAAATGACTTGGTTGCTAAACGTGGTGTGTACGATTACCTAGTTGTTTGTGACGAAACTAATAATACTAGTGATCGTATCGCAAGAAATGAACTTTATGTTGATATTGCTATTGAACCAATGAAGGCTGTGGAATACATTTATATTCCAGTGAGATTAAAGAATCCAGGCACTATTGGTGGTTCATCAGCAACAGCAGGAGCATAATAGTAGTAGTTAATGGGTAAGTTGCGGTGATCCGAACTTACCCAAAAACTGGTAAATAAGAGTATAAGCTCAGGAGATTAAAATGGCAATTGCCTCACTAAGGAATTTTACAGTACCATTACCAACTAATCAAACTGCAAGTACGCAGGGTTTACTC